TTGAACATTTTAAAAATACCGATAATACCATACAAATTGAATGGTATCCCCGAATAATACATAACGTCATCTTTAAATGAAATATCAATCATTTAAACAACTTTCCTCTAATAAAGTCTGAAACTGATGTTTTTTCATCTGTTGCTTTATTTTTTATTTTTTTGAATTGACCGTCTGAAATTCTCAAATTTATGATTCTATTGAGACCTTCACCACCGCCATCTTCTTCTTCACGTAAATCTAAAGAATACTCTTTTATTTCTTCTTCGGGTTCATGTGACGTTTCATTTAGATTCTTATTTTTTGAGACAAGATCTTTTAATTTCATCGTTTTCTCCGTTACATCATTTTTTTGAAAAAGGATCTATTTGTATTTGCTATTTTTAAAACTTTTTGTAAATCGACCAAGTTATCCATCACATCATAGCAAGTAATTTGATTGGAAGCATTAACTAAAACTGCCACTTTTCGCATCAATCTATTGCTGTAAGTCGGTGATTCTTTTTTTACTTCTATGATATAAATAGTATATTTTTCTTTTTTATACTTGTCAAATTCTGATCCGCCGAATGTTCCACCCGTCACCATCCATTTCGTATCCTTACTAACATCCCTTATAAATTCTACACTTCTTGGGATTGATATTTTTACATCCTTATTATCAAGTACGACACGTGAATCCGCATTTGTAGTTGGAATTTGTTTTGTCTGTGGTGTTTCTTCACCATCTTCTTCTTTTATTTCACGCTTAGACTTTATTTTATTTATAACACCCTTTGCAATTTGTTTAAGCATACCGTCTTTCTTTTGAGTCTGTTGTTTTTTAAAGAATGGAGCTTTGTTATCTCCGTCCTTTTGACTGTTGGTAAAGATGTGTTTTAATAAGTCTAATGTATTTTTTGGTTTAAATTCGGGCTCTAATTGGAATATTTCACCCTCATTTGCACCATATCTAAACAGTGAACGAGGTAAACCCGTTACCTTCATCAATTCATCTATTGTAATTTTTTTATCACGGTGGTCAAATATTTGATGTGTACCATCACCGTTTGCATAAACAGTTATAGTTTTATATTCTTTACTATTAAAGTTTTTTGAACTATCTTTATGCACAACGACAAAAATTTGGTATGCGACTTGCCCATCGGACTTTGTTATTTTATAATTGAAATCATCTTTGTCTGTTATACTTTTCAAAGATTCTAATGAATTAGGCATTATTACCGTTAATTCATTTGTATCTTTTACAACAGTCTCCCCACCCAATCCTAATTTCTTTTTACCTAATCCTATTTTTTCTTTTGTTCGTTTTTTAAAATCCGCAAAATCTTTTGCAGATTGCTTATACAGTGTATCTATGGTATTTCCAATTCCACGTTCTTCGGGTTTTGACAAAATAACTTTACCCCTATTTGCACCGAACTTGAATGTTGAACTCGAAAGTTGTGTTGAACGAAAAACGTTTGCTGTGTTGATGGTTTTACCTTTACCATCAAAAGCAAAGGTGTCACCATCTTCAGTTGACACTACAACGAATGTTTTAAATTTATCTACATCACTTTCGGTTGAACCCTTTTTTGCTAAAGCACAAAAGATTTGAAAGGCAACTTTTGGTTTTACCTTACTCAAATCTATTCTACTCATACCTGTTATTTTTTTAAAGGCATCAAATGAATTTGGTATAACTACCTCATATGTTGAAGATTCCTTTACGGATTCAGCATCACCACTAAAAGATTGTTCTTTTAGGTTTTCTAAAACCCTATCTTGAAGTTCTCTTCCCTCTTTAACCAAATCTTTCATTTGGATTCCACCAATCATTTACAAAAATCTATTTGTAATAAATATAAGCATTTGTAAAAAATTACCAATTTGTAAGTGTCAACATCCAATATGCAAAAGATAATAGTGACAATATAATGGTAGATCCATGTATAATTGGCATATTTGGTAAAATTTTGTTATTACTAAAATACTTCTGCATTATTTTTTCAACGGGCAATAAAATAGTTGCTACCATAAAAAGTATACCCGAAGCATAAAATGCTGTGTTATCAGAATGTATCGGTAGTAATACTGAAAGAATACAGTAGATTGGAATAAATGGAAAAATAAGGAATACATTTGTTACGTATAAATCCCAATCTTTGAAGTTAAGTGTCCATTTTTGTTTTTTATTTTTCATTTTTGTTTCCACTTTATTTGGAATGCCTTTTAATTTATTTACTTCTGCTTGCATCACACCAATTCCTCGTCTCAACCACGAATCGTCAGGACGTTCTTCTAATAGAATTTTTCCAACAGCTATCATTTCTTCTAACTGTTCAATATCAGTTTTTTTCATAACTAACCCCGTTTCTGTAGTGTAAAACCTTTTTTAAAAAATACTGTCTTTCTAATGTTTCCTTTGTTCTACCCAAATATTCCTTGAAAATTCGTTCAGATACGGAAACCTTTAATAATCCGGGTTTATCATTGTCCCATAACTCATATTCGGGTATTGCAACTATATCCCAAGATTTAACATCGCTATATTTTTGTATAGATTTTGGTCTTGAGAATAAGTAAATATCCGATTCACCTACAGCATATCTAACGTAACCCGATGATGCCCTGTTGTTTAAGGAATTGTTTTTTGTAGGTCTTCTTGTCTGTTCTATGTGTAATTTTGAAAATCTCAACTTACATTGTATTTTTAATAAACCATCCGCTGTTATTAGGTCATAATTCAACCCATTATTACTTAGGGTGTAATCATCATTTCTAACAACTCGAAGTTCTGTGTTATCGTGAATCCAATCTCGTTGAACATATTCGTTTGCTTCTGAGAATATTTTTCCTAATTCACGGACATTTCCTTTTTCCAAGAAATTGTCTGAAGCAACCTTTATGTAGTAAATGTCTGGCCTATTTTGTTTAAGCCATTCCATGACTTCTGTTTCTGTCATATATGTTCCTTATATGAGTGGGCCCAGAGGGACTTGAACCCCCAACCTAACGATTATGAGTCGTTTGCTCTAACCAATTGAGCTATAGGCCCATTTTTGTAATCCTAACGGGATTTGAACCCGTACTGCTACCTTGAAAGGGTAGTGACCTAACCGTTAGTCGATAGGATCACTATTTTATTCTTCACCTTTACCTTCCCAATATTGAGAGGGCATATTATTCCATTTTTTTAATGATTCTAAATTTAGAGAATCATTTTGAATCTTTAATTGTTTTTCTTTCAATTCATATTCAAACATTTTTCTTTTAGTTTCATTTTCTAAAGTTGTTTGTTCAAACATAAACCAAGAAATAGTTGCAATCATAATCAATGTTGCTAATGATAATACGACTATTCCTATTCCTGTGTAGTCAATTTTGATGTCTTTCATTATTAATCGTATTTGATATTTGAATAAATGCTATAATTATATTAATCGTTTCCTATTCTGTTTCTTTAGTGATATACTGTAGTCATTACCAATTGAAAACATTCCTATTTTTCTCAATTGAATCATCGTTTCACCCTCTATACCAAAATGATCCTTTAATCCAATGAATACAGAAGTAGCTTCTTCATGTGACATATCCTTTCTTTCAAATATTATATCTTGAAGGATAACGTCCTTAACTATCACTTTGTAAAGTTGTTTAGACCATTTTTTTACCAACTTTGTTCTTCTATTACAGTTCATACTATTCAAACAATTTATTAACAATTACATCGTAAGGTGTTTTTGTTCTCACAAAATCTTCTTTTCCATAATACACTTCAGTTATCGGAGAATTTGGTTCTGATTGGTATACGGTTGTGATAGAATCGATTGGGATAACATACTTCGTATCGAATTCTGATACTAACTCTATAAATTTTCTACTCATAACATCAACCATCCTTTAGGTATTAATTCATTTATATCATGTTCAACTTCTTCGTTGTACCATTGTCTCGGTGCAACAACCATCTTATCTTTATTTTTATTTAACCAAGCAGCCCACCAACTAAACGTACTGTTTGCAATTATATTATTATCACACATGGACATTATGTAAAAGTCAACATAATCGGTTTCATTTTCTACTATGTGGAATTTAGAGCCTCTAAACACTCTTTTAGTCCATTCCGCATCATCAGTTAAGACTACAATATTGTCTACATCAGGAAATTGTAAAAGTGCTTTTTTGTAATAGTCAAGATTGCAAAGTGGCATTATTTCTGTTAATTTTAACCTATCACCACGTCTTATATGCACACTAACAGACTTTTTTAGTATATTTCCGTACTTTTTTTCGATATAATCCTTTATATTGTCTGTCGGTTTAAACAAATTTAATATGAGGTCTCTGTTATGTTTAAAGTACTTTTCACTTTGAAAGTACCCATTTAGTAACAAATTTTTATTGAAATCATGGACAATTGGTTCATATTTGAATGTTTTTTCGTTCCAAGTATCATAATTTTCAATATTTTCCACAAATTTGATGTGTCTAAATATATTTTTATCATAATGAGTTGGTGGTGAGGATTTACCATCAATAGAATTGTAGATTCCATTTTTTAATGACACAACAACGTTTGAGTTATTATCCGCTGCTAATGAATATGCAGTTGCTATTTCAAACATTTGATTTCCCAATCTTCCCAACACTCTTGGACTTATGTACTTATCCAAATTATTTTTGTTTTGATTTTTGGAACGTATAAATGTTGGTTTACTGAACACTATCGATTTTTTCCAATATTGATCATCACTCATTTTTTTGACTTATTAGTTGTTTTCTTCTTTTTCAATTTTTGATAATATTGTTTTTGAATTTTATCATCTAATGTTTCTTTCTTTCTACGTTTAGGTTCTGACTCTTTAATTTTGGTCGGTTCAAATTTACCGAATAGTTCAGGTTGTTCAACACCCTTTTGATAAACTTTTCCATCCGAATGAACAAACTGATTCATAAACTGCCAACCTCTTGGGAATCCAATTGAAGATTGGTTTTTCTTTTCTTCGGGTGCTGGTACCAATCGTGCTAAACAACGCCAACAAACTGCGGATACAACGTTATCTGATACCTCTAACCTAACTTGACAGGGAGCACCCGGATAATACTTACTTGTTGGATTATTACCTTCACACGTAAGGAGTTTTGATTTACTTGAAACTTTCATTTTAAAAACCATTTCATTAAAATAATAAAAATATAGATAAACCTAAACCCCTTATTTTTTAGGTTTATCCAATTGAGACCAAATTACTTCATCAAAAGATCTGGTCTCATAACTATTTCCATTGTACCGATTTCATCCTCTATTAGAACATTTCTACTATCCCAAGAAATAATATCAGTGTAATCTAGATACCCATATCTTTGAAGATATGCTGAGTAATCTTCAAAAAGATTTTCAAGTTCTTCATCTGAAAGTGTTTCATCGAAGATTGGTACACCACCATATTTTTGGAATATTTGGCCTTCAACTCTACTCATTTCGTTGATATGTTGATTGTAAATGTCATCATCACTTGAATATCTTTTTTCAATCCATTCAATGATTTCATCACGGACTAACTCAAATTGAGTATAAAGGTCTTTCAAATCATTCAAGTCTTCTGATTCACTTACCAACTTGAATGAATTATCGAGTTTTCTAAACAGAGGTTTCAAATCATTGTTCATTGATGTAATCCACGATTTTTGATTCTGAAATAGTTTTTACTTCAAATGGTTCTGTACTGTTCTTCAGATACTTGTTAATCTGAACTTCTGCGTCTGTTACAGATACGGCATCAACCATATACTGTCTTGTTTGTTTTTTCACACGTCCATTTTCATTTGTAATTTCAAATTGGACTTTACTAAGATAAAATGCCATAACGGCTTCCTTTGAATAATAATGTAACAAAATTTACAGTACTAATATACGTAAAAATTTCAATATATGCAAGCACTTTTTTCAAAACTGAATAATTATTTTTTTATAACTTATAGAGGGCTATAATGAAAACAATTTTATTTCTTATCACTGTATTATTAACTACGGTTAATATTTCAACTGCAAGGGAGTGGGTGATAAGTATTCCAATAAAGGGTGTAAAAATGGTGAGTACAAAGGGGTTGAAGTCACCAAAATGGTTCATATCCAAATTTAACGTGGTCAATATGACCAATTTAAGTTTTTTTGATAGTAAGTATATCGGTCCATATAAAGACAGCTTAAATTATGATCTTAGAAATCCTAAAAAATGGCCATTTATCTCAATAGATACTTTCTGTACTGAAGATGGTAACGATTCATTAGGAATAATATTTTATAATGATCTGAGTGTACCAAATAAAAATTCAAGATTTATAGCTTCGGGTACTCCACTTATTTTGAAGGATGGTGTCGAGCAACCCATAAAAAGAAATGGATTTACTTTAGCTAAAAGACCGAGAACTGTAATCGGTAATAACAATAATGACTCAATTTTAATTTATGTTTCCTCAGCCATTAGAATTATAGATATGCCAAAAAGACTTAAAAATTTAGGATTCAAGAATGCTATGAATTTAGACGGTGGTGGTTCAACATTCCTTTATAGAGATAGTGTTTATGTGTATCGTCAGAAAAAATTACGTTCATATCCAAATATTTTAACTTGGTGAAAAAAAATGCTTGCATCGTATACAAAAATTTCGTATATTAGTTGGGACAACAGAGACACTATGATCTATAAGATCAATAGATCTAAGATCTTAATAGATCTATAAGCTTAATAAGATCTTAATAGATCTAATATAAAATTAGATCAAAATAAGCTAATAAGTTAGATCAATAATTTAATAGCAGCTATTATGGCTATAGCTGAAAGAAAAAAAAATTTGTTTTATATTTATATTTTTCGTATATTATACATTCCTATTATTAATGGGATAGAGTTCTTTGAAAACATGGTCGGTATATGTTTTAACCATTTCGTTGATTTCAACAGAATGGTTCGTTAAATATATTATCCATAAATGAGGCAGTAAGTATGACTAACAAATGTAAACGGGTTATAGTAACCACCCTTCTTACAGTTTTTATGTTCATTCCTGTAATGAATGTGACAGCTGTGAATACTAACGAAGTTAAAAAAGCTCACGTAGTCAAGGAAATACTATATTCATCTATCGTTTGGGTTGAGTCAAAAGGCAATGCAACCGCACGATCAAAGGATGGTTCACTTGGAATAGTACAAATTTTACCCGTAATGGTAAAGGAAGTGAATCGAATCTGTAAAATGAAAGGAATTAATAAATCTTTTACTTTACAAGATAGACTGAATCCTGATAAATCTGAAGAAATGTTTTGGATTTTTCAGAATTTCTACAACCCCAACATTAACTGGGAAACCATCACAATGAGTGATATGGAAATCATTGCACGAAAGTGGAATGGGGGTCCTAATGGACATAAAAAACGTGCTACTAAGCACTATTGGAAAAAAGTATCTAAGTTTGTCTATCAAGACTTAAAAGAACAAGGATACATGAGTTAACTTAAATAAAATTAATCGCATTAAATACCGACCATTTTTTCCTGATATATTTTTTTATATGATATTTAGCTCAGAGTTATTTTATCAGTAAAATGGAGACTACATTGGATTTTATAGTATCATTTCTAATAGGGTTTGTGGGGATTTGGTTGATGTTTAAATTCAGTATATTAAATCCAACACGATGTCAGTATAAACAATCAATGGTTGACATAGCTAAATTGTATGGTGACAATAAAAAAATATCTAAGGAATTAACGAAGTACTCATTATCTCAGATAAAAAAAGGTAATTATGAATATGTTGAAGTCATAGATACGATAAAAAAGGTAAAATAATGACGAAATACGAAAAAAAATTAGTGTCCATGCTCAACTATTATGAAGTAGATGTAGCTAAGACAAAGAAAGATGAAAAGATGTCTAAAAAGGATCTTAACCGTTTTTTAGACCGTTTCAATCAGCGTTTAGACTACTACATGTTAGAGGACATTATAAAAAAAATAAAAGAAGGAAATAAGGGGAAAAAAGATGATCCTGAAGATAATGAGTCAAAAGAAGATGATCCATTGAAAGCATTTGATGATAATGAAGAAATGGAAGATTATGACGATTTTGAAGAAAAGGATTTTTTCATAGATAAACCAGAAGAATCAGCAGAAAAACCTTCAAATGAAACCTACGATGATAAAATACTAACCGATATAAATAATTTTATAAAATGGTTAACGTTCATACTTTTCACAGGTGAGTATACGGTTATAGTAAATGATGATGGTAAAACAATTCACATAAAATTAGTAAGGTTAAATAAAGGAAAAAAATAAGTTATGTATGCGGTAAAATTAGTTTCAGTTACAAACCCACAATTAGTTGTAGACAAATCATTAACCCCCGAAGAATTAATAGTTTATATTGCAAGAGTTAGTAATCCATCAAATCAGAATAATATGGAAACTGCTCCTAAGCTTATAAATTATTTAATTAAACATAAACATTGGTCTCCATTTGAATTCGTTGACATGACAGTAGAGATAGTTACTCGTAGAAGTATAGCAGCTCAAATTTTACGCCATAAATCATTCGCATTTCAGGAGTTCTCGCAAAGATACTCAACCGTCTCAAATATTGCACCTGTTCAATTGAGAAAACAAGCAAAAACAAATAGACAGAGTAGTGAAGACGTTATAGAAGATTTTACACTTGAGAGAGACGTTGAACAACACTTTTCAAATTCAAAAATGTTATATGATAAATTAATAACTGCTGGTGTTTCAAGGGAAACTGCAAGGGATGTATTACCATTAGCTACAGAAAGTACCATGTATATGAAAGGCTCAGTCCGTAGTTGGATTCATTACCTTGAATTACGTTGTTCACCCGATACACAATTAGAACACAGACAAATTGCGGATGATATTAAGTCAATATTTAATAATCAATTTCCAAATATTTCTGAAGCATTGGGTTGGAGAAATAATCATGGAACATAATTTTTTTAGCAAAGCTTTTGTAAAAGAACATCGGGAAAGAAATTTTAGTTTGGATGTCGAAGTGGATTTATCAAGTGAAATAATTGAATTTGGAATATCTCAACAAGACAGAATATTACACGTGGGTTGTTGTGATAAACAAATTAATTTAATTGATAAATTAGAAAAAATGGGCATAGAGGCATTTTATTTGGGTGTTGATGTAAAAGATGAAATAATCGAATTAAAATCAAAATATGAAAATACACCAAACTACAACTTCATAAAAAAACCCGTTCAAGATTTTATTGATGAAGAATTATCGGAATACACAAGTGGTGATATTTTTGAATATACAATATTAACAGGCTTATTTGACAAACCAATATATGGCGAAAAACATTACCTATTTATTTCAACTTTAATAGAAAGGTGCATGTTTTTTTCAGATAAGGTTATATTTAGCATTAATAGTGATAATTATTCAAAACACAGTTATAGTATTATTTATGTTATGAACATACTAATGAATGCCTATAACCATGTTACGATTAAAAAAATAAAGAAAAATAATTATATTTTTTGTATAACACATTAAGGATTTAGGTATGGAAATGTTACATATCCAATTGGCATTAGTTGTAGGTTTGGTTGTTCTTGCGGTATATTACTTCTACAACAAAAAGAAAGTAAATCAGTTATCCGAAGAACTTTTGGATAAAAAAATCGTAATCAATGAGTTGGCAGAACACGCCTCCAAAATTGAAAAAGAAATTAGTTCTGTCGGTGAAGTTAAACCAATCAAAACCACTAAAACAAAGAAAACCGCATCATCCGATAAGATGAAAAAGGAACTTAAAAAGGTTGCTAAAACTGCACCAAAAGTTGAAAAAAAGGCAACTAAAACTAAAAAAGTTACTAAAAAATAACACACACAGTATTCGGAGTACTCGATGAAAAGATTTATTGGTTTATTATTTGTATCCTTATTTTTAATTGGTTGTAATGAAACAATCAATCAACCACAAGATACTTTAATGTTTGAAAAGAGAACACCTATTACAAACCGTGATAGTGTAAAAAATCGTGTTCCATTTGGAAGAGTTTTGGAATGCCTTAACTTAACAAGAGAACAAAGATTAGTGATTGATAGTATAATTCGTGAAGAAAAAATTTGCACTATTGAATGTAAAAAAGAATTTAATGATGCAATTAAAACTCTACGTGAAGAATATAATGCAAAACTACAAAAATATCGTGGTGTTAAAAAAACCGATCAAATCAAAAAAGAAATAGAAATTCTTACTTTTGAATTTCGTCAAACACAAAGAGACTTGGAACGTGAATATCGTAAAAATATGGAAATATGTAAAAAAAACCTATACACATCAATAGAAACTGTTTTGAGAGCTGACCAATTAACTCTTTGGAATATATGGAAAGCTACTGGAAAAATACCATGTGATAGAGTTAAACCATAATCACCTATTGTTCGGAATGGGTACAACCCCACTGTTGACTAAATCAAGTCAATTTTGTGGGGTTTTTTATTTTTCTCATATTTATTTGCATGATTAGATTATACGAAATATTGATAAATGAGGTGTCTGGACCATCCGATTCCCTTGTAATTGATGCTATAAATAATAATAAGTACGTGGCATTATATTATATGGGAGATCAGGAAACCGCACCCGGATGGAGAACCGGAGTTATACCCGTATGTTTCGGTACAAAAAATACATCAAAAGGTACTTTTAAATACGTTAGGGCATGGCAAACTGCTGGAAAAACACTTACACAGGTTCCTGAATGGAAATTGTTTAGATTAGATCGTATAAGAAATTGGAATGTTTCAGGTAAAAAGAAGGCAACGGAAGTACCCGATAGTAGATTTAATTCAACGGGTGATAAATTTATGGATAGAATAATAGTAATGGCTAAATTTAACTAACGGAGTCTATTTTGATATTACTAAAAGACATATTGAAAGAAACATTAAATGATAAGAATGGTAAAAAACTTTCAGAAAAGATGATGCTAAAGGATTGGGGTAAGTATAGAAAGTTGGTTGCTGAAGCATACAAAGACGCACCATCAAAAGATTCAACTGCGGTAAAACATTGGACTTCATTAAACAGATCAAATCAAACACTATTCAAAAGACTGTTATCAAAAACAGAAATAATATTAGTATCAGAAGAAGCATCTAAAGATGGAACCACAATGAATTTGGGTGGAAACCAATACAAGATTCAAAAAGTTGACGGTGAGCCGTACTCAAGTCAAGCTGAAATGAGTCAGGATTGGAAACAGAATAAACAAGTTAAAATAAGCATAGATTACTCAGATCATCCCATATTTTCGGTTGAAGAAAATGTTATATTCAGATGTGTACATGATTTTATTGTACATATATTGGGTAATCATCCATTTGGAGACAAAGGTGAAATAGCATCATACAACCTACATGCAAAATTGGCACCACCCGATGCTTTACCTGCGCTATTTACAGAAATAGTTGGACAGGCTTGCTATGCAGTAGAGTATGGATCTTTTCCCGAACAAAAAATAGCAGTTTTAGATGGGTTCGATTATAGAGAAGTTGGTAAAGTAACAGGTTACGATGTTCAAAATAAAGCATTAGTTCCTGGAGACAAACAAAATGAAGAATAAACTATTTTCACTTAAAAACTTAATTTGGTTTTGTGCAATAGGATTAGCAGTATTTTCTGGATATTATTCTGTATTCGGAATATCAAAATTATTCTCAGGTGGAGCTTGGACAGTTGTTGGCATGGCTGCTATGTTGGAATTTTCTAAGTTAGTAGTTATAACATTTCTGCATGATCATTACAAGGACCTTAGAACAAGTTTTAAAATATACTTAACTTCAGCTGCTACTGTATTAATGCTAATTACATCCATTGGAGTTTATGGATACCTTACAAATTCTTATCAAGAAACTGCAAAACACATCTATGAGGCACAAAATAAAATTACATTATTAGATCAGAAGAAAATAATATTCACCGAACAAAGAAATAAATTAGACACGATTATAAAGCAAAAAACAGATAGAATTAACTCATATGATAAGCTACGTCTTTCTCAAGAAAATGTGTTAAATAATCAAATAACACAAAAAGGAAGTACACGTGGACTTCAAAAAAATATACAATCAGTTGATAAATCAACACAAACACTTAACGATGAGATAACAGAATTAAGTAAAAAATCATTAGGATTGACAGACAGTGTAACCCTAATAGAACAAGAAAAGTTAAACATATCAAACACAACGTTCACATCAGAATTAGGTCCACTACTCTATTTGAGTAGAATAACAGGACTTTCTATGGATTTAGTTGTTAATTGGTTTATAATAGTACTCGTTATTGTTTTCGATCCATTGGCAGTTAGTTTGGTTATAGCTGCAAATCATCTTAAAAATATTGAAAAGGCTAATATGAAAGATGATGAAAATAATAATAAAATTGTACCAAAACAACCAAGATCTAAACGTAAAATAATTCGTGAAGTAACTCCACAAATAACCCCCCAAGTTGAAGAAGTAATAAAAGATGAACCGATAGAAGAACCAAATTCATTTTTTAAAAAAATACAAGAAACAACGAAAAAACTCTATAGAGATAAAAAAAAACTAAAAAATAGATTTTTACCAAAAGAAAAGAAAAATGAAATAAATGCTAAAAAAGATTTGGAAATTACGCAAAAAAATGTTATATTAAAAGAACTACCAAATGAGGTAGATGATATAATAGTTGAAGAACCCGCATTAACAGAAAATTTCTACGGAGAAGCTGTTAAACCAGGGTTTGAATACCGCAGAGGTGTAAAAATATAATAAATTTATTTACTGGAGTGTTTTATGGAAGATTTTTATAATGACGATAATAATGAAACGTTTAAAGAAGAAACCTATGTTGTGAAGGCAAAAGATTCTGACAATGACATTCCGGTTAAATGGAAAGAAGCCACCACACAAATTGATTATGGTATTGATGTAGAAACATCATCAATCATAATGTTTGGTGAAATAATGGAAGGAACGTTATATGATATAACAACACGTATACGTGCTATCCTACATATGAGACCATCATCAAAAAAAGATGATCCAGTCAACATGATTATCAACTCAGATGGTGGATCTGTTTACGAAGCATTGGGTATCATAGATTTCATGCAAAACTTAGATGTAAAAGTAAACACCATAGTTAGAGGTAGAGCAATGTCAGCCGCAGCTCTCATCTTATGTGCGGGAACAGGTGTTAGAGTTGCATCTAAATATAGTACAATTATGTTCCATGAGATTAGTTCTGATATTTACGGAAAATCCTCAGATATGAAAGCTAATGTCCAACATATGGAAAAATTAGAGAATATTTTATTGGAAATTATTAGTACAAATTCAAAAGAATCTGTTGATTTTTGGAAAGGTAGTACTATAAAAGATTTTTACATAACACCAGAAGAGGCATTAGAGTTGGGTGTCATAGACACTATAATACAACCAAAACATAAGAGGGGGTAATATGATTATAACAATAATAATTTTATCCTTATTACTAATAGCTTCAATTTATGTTAACATAAACCTAACAAAAAAATATGAAAAAATAGAAGAAATGGCACAAGAAAGTGTTGATACACTTATTGAAAATGAAAGGTTTTTAACATCATTAAAAAATAGACTATTATCTCAACAATCCTATCTAAAGAACTTAGATAGGATTGGTGCGTTTGAAGCAGACGATGAAACGGGATATTTTTTCAAAGAATTAAAGTCAGTTGTAAATGATATATCAAGTCATTTTGGAGAAAATTTGGAAGATGATCAAAAGAAAAGTGTACTCGATAAACCAAACTTCGAGGCAAAATTTGAAAAAGACTACTATCTATAAACAATTTAGAGAGGAAATATGGGAAGAAAACCTAAAAAACAAAATGTATACTTCACACAGGATACGGAAGATGCGATAGTAGAATACATAAATTGTCAAGATGAATTTGAAAAAAATAAAATATACACCGCAAAAATACACAATGCGTTTTATAAATTGGCAGAAATAATGATTCATAGATTTAAATTCTACAATTTTGATGTACCCCATGAAGACGTAAAACACGAAGTAATAACACACCTACACGAAAAAATACACAAATATAAACATGATAGTGGTAAAGCATTCTCTTACTTTTCAATAGTTGCAAAAAACTACTTAATAGCAGAAAATAATAAAAATTATTATCACTACAAACGCTCCCAAGATATAGATGCAATAGATACGGAACGGATAGTCATAAATGAAAAAGTAAGAACCGATATGAACGAAGAACGAAATGACTTCATTGATATTTTTGTAAATTTATTAGAAAAACATTTGGCATTAGTTTTTCCAAAACAACGTGATATACAGGTTGCTGATACTGTATTGTACCTATTTAAGAATAGAGAACATATAGAAAATTATAATAAAAAGGCTATTTATATCTTAGTAAGAGAAAGAACGGGTGCAAACTCTCAAAATATTACGGGTGTAATAAGTAAAATAAAAGCAATTTATGGATCTTTATACAAAGAATACCGAGAAAATATAAGTATAGAAGATTTAAGTTGGTACGAACTTCAAGATATTATTAACAATTAGTGATTTTTACTATGGACTTCGATATAGAACTCTTTGGAAGCAAAAAATTCTCAGATTTACTCAAAGATATTTATGAGAATCAAAAGAAAAAAGACCGTCAAATAAATTTATTGATTGCTGATTTAAAACCACATATTCAAAATATACAAGATGCAGCTACAATTGTTCCTGTTATAAAAGATTTCATGGAAATCGGTATAAGAAATGATGAGCAGTTGGTTAAATTGGCAGCTGTTGTTCAAAGGTCTATAAATACAAAGGGTTCTGACGAGTCAACATCATTCCTAACGGATGAGGAAAAGCAAGAACTACTACGTGGTATAGAAGAAATATCTAAAGAACAAGAGGAGATTAAGACAGATGACGATAAGAACCGATCCTCAGAAAACCCTACTGAATGGGGTTGAATATGAGTTTGTCCCAGCTGAAGTTGTTGAAGTTGACTATCAAGGGACTAATAAATCAAGACTATACACTATAACATGTAAGATACTTGGAGCAATAGGCTCTGTGTCCGGAGGGGACTTGGTACATGCAAGGGCTATGGATGCTAATATAAAGAATGTACCTATTGCCGGTGAAATTGTTATGATAACAAAGGCACCATCTGCCAACTCAAATGCCTTTATACCTAATAAAGAATATTACTATACCCACCCAATATCAATACACAGTTCAGTACACCACAATGGTCTCCCTGGATCAGGTGCATTACCATCAACCGTTTTAACTAAGGATCAAAAAGTTCGGAGTGATGCCGAAGCGGGTGTACCACAAGATTCATCCGAAACTGTTGATCTTGGAAACACAATAGACCTAACATTTCCTGAAAGATTAGATGTTTTTCCGTTACAACCATATTCTGGTGATATTTTAATAGAAGGACGTTGGGGACAATCCATAAGATTTGGATCTACAGTTGAAGAAACTATGATGGATTATCCCGTAAAACCAAAATGGAAAAAGGGTCTGAGTGATACAGGTAATCCTATAATAATAATATCAAATGGAACCAATCCTGACTATAACAATACACGTTATAATGAGTTTATAATAGAAGATATTGATAATGATGACTCATCTATATGGTTAACATCAGGACAATATGTTAAATTCACACAAGCATCAATGTTTACAAAGGCAATATCAAATAAAAATGTTGATTTGTTCAAAGCAAATAATTATAGTGGTAATCAAATACTATTATCATCCGATAGAATAGTACTAAATTCAAAAAAACAGGAAATTATAGCATTTGCAAAAGAAGGTATTGGGTTATCATCGGATAAGGCAATCGCAATAGACGGTGCTTCGGGTATAGAAATGGAAGGTGCAAGAATAAATTTAGGTGTAAATGCAGTAGAACCTGCAATATTAGGTGACACTGCGGTGGCATGGTTAACTGATTTATGTTCTGCACTAAATGATGTACTTCGTGAAATAACAATATTAACAGTTCCAACAGGAGTTGGTCCATCATTGACACCTATAAATTCTGCAGCTTTTAGTGCAATAAGTAGTAGAATAAGTGGATTATCTTCAAGATTAGATGAATTAAAATCACAATTAGTGTTTCTTAATAAAAAACCAACTTCATAACGAGAGACAATATGGATCGTGATATAAAAAAATCTTCTACACCAATGAAACAAAGTGATTATGATGCACTGTTGGAATATAAACCGACAGGCACACAAAAACCTGATATAGTAGATGAACGTGTTTCATTGGATGGAATTGATGATGTAGTTACTCGTGCTAAAAAATATAGAGAGGAAAGATTATCAAATAGACAACCGTATCCTTGGGAAGAAGAAGAACGTCCATATATCGTAGCTAAATCCACACAAGATCCACAACCATATGTTAGAAAAACATATTATGTAAACGGATTTTTTAGCTCAGATCCATCAACAGAAACTATCGTAGAAACAGTTGAAGGAACGGATGGTAATAAAACTATACGAAAAAGAGTTGTAACAAGAAATAAAAATATAATACGAGTGATTGGTAAACTAAAGGGTGGTAAAACCACATTTGTAAATGCAGCTGATGCGGGTTCATACACTTTGGGTAATTTATCACCATTAGCGGCTGCTCCTCCAGCTAACCCGCAACAAAAGTCAAGAGAAATTGCTGAATTAAAAGCAGATCCTGGGTATCAGTATGCTGGCAATGGAAGATGGCATAAACAGGTTGCTAAAAATGGTGGAGACCGTTGGTTGAGTGCTCTGTATGATGAGTGTGTACAAATGAGAGCTGTATTTTGGCATATAATATTTGTTATGGGATTTGAGTCTGGACTTTCGCCTACTGCAACAAATAGAGTATCAAATGCACAGGGACTAATACAATGGATTCCGGGTGGATGGGGTTTATTTAGAAAACATGGTTTTGCAAGTCCAAAACAAGCGGATGCGTTTCAACAATTGCCATTTGTTAGGAAATATTATCAAGGCAGAAGTGGTTGGAAAAAAAACGGTGTACGTAATTTAGTAGCAGCTTATACTATGGTTGCGGGAGGAAATACATCAGATCCAAACAAAGTGATATACACAAAATCAAAAAAACCAAAAGTTTTTAGACAAAATCCACTTTGGGATTTAAATAATGATGGATTGGCAACAGGAGGAGAAATGACACTGAGTGTTGTTAGAAAATGGTATGGTGTATCCGACAATTCATGGATAAAAAAATATCCGAATGGAATTTGGAGAAAAGAACCTGTTATATTTCAACTACCAGGATTAAGAGGATAAAACAATGGATAGAGATATAAAAAGAGAAAACTCCGAAATTTCTGACCAAAATGCAAAAGCTTTGTTAGATTATGCACCATTGGCGTCATTCAAACCTGAAGTGATAGACGATAGAACAACATCATATACTGAAGGAATTTACGAACAACGCATAAAAAAAATAAGAAAAGAATCAGACAAACGTAGAAGCCCATATCCTTGGGAACAAGAGGAAGTTGTTTTAGCAAGACCAAAAAAAGAAAAAAATGAATATAAAAGACAGGTTTATACTGTACAACCATCGGATTATAGAAAAAGTTATAGTGGAAAATCTAAAATATCATCAACCTATGTTGTAACTGCTGAAGATGGTTCATTAGATCAATCTAATAAACCCGTTGATAATTCAGCGTATGGAACACCATCAACCTTTGTACAAAAATCGGGAAATTATACGTTTACAAATCAAGGCCATCCTCATGGTTGGACATACGCAATACTGCCTGGAACTGAAAACATTAAAAATATAGATACTCGTTTAGCAAAAGTGATGGGTAGACCTAAACCAGGCGAAAAAAATGCAGATTTACCAAATAGAGTTTTAGCAGTAGCACCTGGAGCAGTTGGTAAAAATAACAAGTTACACGTTGACTGTGTTAATTCTTGGATAAAAATGCGTGAAGCTGCTAAAAAAGAGGGTGTAAATTTAGTACCGTATTCCTGTTATAGAGATTACAACTATCAACTTTATCTTTGGAATAAATACGGAAAAAATCCTCAAAGAGTAGGAAGACCAGGACATTCAAATCACGGTTGGGGTAGAGCTATGGATATTGGATATGGTGCAAGTGCAAGTAAACAGAAAAAATGGGTAACAAATAATGGGCATAAGTGGGGTTGGTTTTGGGGTGATGCGAAAGGTGAAGATTGGCATTTTGTGTATTGTTGGTAATAAAAACTCAAAAAATTATATTTATTAGTATCGTAAACTATAAAGGCATAAAAAATGGATTCAAAAAAGTTTTTTGGAAAAATACGAGAGATAATACGAGAAGAAATAGATTATGCTCTCGATAAAAAATTGGCAAACTCTAATACAAAAAACGATGTTGTGACGGAAAAAAAATCACGTGACGCTGAGTTAATTGAACGTGCTAAGAGTGTAGTAAATTCAAAAAATAAATCGCCAAAAGTAACTAATCAAAAGTATTCAAATATAAATGATTTATTGGAAGAAACAAGAAGATCTTTATCTGAAAATTACATGATGGATGACGATACGATATACATGGATTCAAATTCAGTAGACTCTTTCGTAAACAGTAGAACTTCAGCTGCTGTACCAAATGGTGTTTCACCAAATGACGTACCACAGGATATTATGAACGCTTTGACTCGTAACTACTCTGATCTTATGAAGAAAATAGATGAAAAGAAAGGGAGATGATAGTTGATAAAAAATAGACGTAAAATATACTCAACCGTAACTGATACTGCGGTAAATATAAAAGACACTAAACCTATTGGTGTAACATTACCGTTCAATAATCAGAATGGTGTGTTTAATTTGAGTTATACAAACGTTGAACAAGTATTATCGAATCTTAAAAATCTATTAATGACAAAAAAGGGTGAAAGAATAATGCAACCCGATTTTGGAACAGACTTGGAATATTATCTATTTGAACAAATAACAGATGAATTAACTTTCAAAGAGTCACTGTTGGGTGAAATAAGAACCGCATTAACCATGTGGATGCCTTATGTTGCTATAAGTGAAGTTGATATGGAAGTGAATGTTGCAGACGATGGCAGAGTGAGTGAACCACACCATGCTGTTGCTATCAGTTTAACACTATTTATAACAGGAACTAACATATATTTGCCAGTTAGGATACTTATATCGGATACTGGAACCTTAACAATAACATAGAGAACACACTAATATGGCTGATTTAATAAAAAAAGATGTTAGATATTTGGGAAAAGATTTTAACTCTATTAAAGCAAATTTGATAGATTTTAGTAAAACATATTTCCCTAATACATACCAAGATTTTAACGAAGCTTCTCCTGGAATGCTTTTTTTAGAGATGGCATCTTATGTTGGTGATGTTCTGTCATATTATACTGATGTAACATTACAAGAATCTTTAATAACAAATGCAATAGAACGTCAAAATGTTATAAACATAGCCCAATCAATGGGTTATAAACCAAAAAATAGAGTAGCAGCTGTTGTTAAATTGGATGTATTTCAAGTAATACCATCAATAGAAGATGAAGATGGTATATTAGTCCCAGATTGGAATTATGCAGTTGCTATAGAGGAAGGAATGATAGTTGCTTCCGATGTAAATGCAACAACAGTTAGATTCCGAACTGTTGATTATCTTGATTTTAGATATAGTAGTAGTTTAGATCCAACAGAAATAACACCATTTGAAGTTAATGACGTTAATGGAACTGTAGATTTTTGGTTGTTAAAAAAATCTGTAAATGCAATATCAGGTGTTGTTGCATCAAAAAGATTTACATTTTCAAGTCCACAACCATATACCAAAGTAGTGATAAATGAGCCAAATTTAATAGAAATATTGGATGGAACTGATACCGATGGAAATATATGGTATCATGTCCCATATTTGGCACAAGATACTATTTTTGAACCTGTACCAAATATACCAAGAAACGATAAGTTTTTAAGTAAAGATAGAGACCAAGCACCATATTTACTTAAATTAAGAAAAGTACCAAGACGATTTACGTCAAGACAAACTGCTGAAGGTGCTTTTGAGATACAGTTTGGTTCAGGTGTCAGCAACTTAGATGATGAAATACTTATACCAAATCCAGATTTAATAAGTGGTGGTCTAAATAATATAGGCAATAATTTATCAAACGATATTAACCCCGCTAATTTTTTATACACAAAAACTTATGGACTGGCACCTAGTAATACAACAATAACAATACGATATACCGTAGGTGGTGGACCACAAGATAATGTTGGAGCGGATACAGTAACTCGTGTAATCACAAAATCACTATTAATAGATGAAACTGGATTAGACTCAACATTATATTCTCAGGTTGTCAATAGTATAGCTGTAACTAATCCATCTCCATCAACTGGCGGTAAAATTGGGGATGAGTTAGAGGAAATACGTCAAAATGCATTAGCACATTTTGCTTCTCAAAATAGAGCAGTTACAAAAGAGGACTACATACTTAGGGCTTACACTCTTCCAGCAAGATATGGTTCAATTTCTAAAGCTTATGTTACAAAAGATGATGATATAAGATATAATACGAATGGTAATGGTGACGTTATGCCAAACCAATTAGGTATTAGTTTTTACATTTTAGGTTATAATGGTAATCAAAATTTGATTCCCGTTAGTGATACAACGAAGGAAAACTTAAAAACATACTTAGATCAGTTCAGAATAATGACAGATGGTATATCCATAAAAGATGGATATATTATAAACATTGGAATTGAGTTTGAAATAGTAACATTACCAAATCAAAACGGCAATCAAGTTGTTCTGAGATGTATAAACAAACTTAAAGAATATTTTGATATTAAAAAATGGCAAATAAACCAACCTATAGTTTTGAGTAATGTCTATACGGAATTAGATAGGGTAGAAGGTGTACAGACTGTTGTAAATGTTAGAGTAATAAATAAACATGATGAATCTTTGGGATATTCAAAACACGTATATGATATTCAAACAGCAACTAAAGACGGAATAATATTCCCATCATTAGATCCATCAATTTTTGAAATAAAATTTCCCGATAATGATATAATTGGAAAATCGAGGTCATTCTAATGATTTATACAATGTATGCTAATAGAGATGCAACCATCTATGAAAAAACAGAAACAATGAATACTGGTATAGATGCAGTATTAGAGTTGTCACATGAATCAGCTGGATTAAATTCCCCAATATACAATAGTAGATTGCTCATAGAATTTGATTTCAAAAAATTAAAAGAATATTTGGATTCTGGAAAAATACCATATAATTCAACAAAATATTATTTGGAATTAAAAACTGTGGATGTTCAAGATATACCACAAGAATATGAGATATATGCTTATCCTGTTAGCGAATCATGGACAAATGGGACTGGACATAAGGCAAACAGAAGGACAACAACGGATGGTGTATCGTGGAAATACAGATCATCAAAGCAAATCGGATTACAATGGAATGTTACACAAAGTTTGAATCCCGATGTGATAGGGGAATATGATTCAAAGTATGGTGGTGGCACATGGTGGAACACACAAAATCTCGTAGCTTCAGAATCATTTTCATATCAAACTTCCGATGTTTATATGGATGTCACAAATATAGTTAATTCATGGATTAGTGGTTCATCAACGATACCAAATGAAGGATTTTTGGTAAAATTCAGTGAAGATATTGAAGATTTATTGGAGGACACGTCAACCATAAAATTCTTTAGTACAGATAGTAATACGATATATGTTCCAAAACTACATGTTGTTTGGGATGATTCCAACTTCGATACGGGTAGTTTAAGTGTAGTTAATTTGGATAATATGAATTTAAACGTTAAATTAAAGAAGTATTATTCAATAAATGAAAAGGCTAAAATAAGAATATATGCAAACACACGTTATCCATTAAAAACATATACAACAGAATCATACTACACGGTTAATTACTACCTTCCAGAAACATCTTACTATGAAATAAGAGATGCTCACACAGATGAGATATATGTGCCATTTTCAAAAGAAGGCACTAAGATAAGTTGTGATGGTAATAGTAGTTACTTTAATATTTGGATGAATTCTTTTCAACCTGAGAGATTTTATAGAGTGGTTGTTAAAGTAGAATCTGATAATGGTGACAACGTACAAATATTTGATAACAACCACTACTTTAAGGTTACACGATGAATGATAAATTAGGACGTAATAAGTTAGGTAGAGTTGTAATAAATAAAACCGAAACAGTAACAGGTAATGTAAAGTTACCAGTCTTCGATGAACGTTATACTATGGATGATTTTTCATATGTTGTTGATATTGGATTCAAAGATTTACCATCAGCCACAGCCGCTGAGGATTATGTATTGAGAGCATATGCTAATTCATTAGATGCTACAAGAACAGAAAATGATGTATCCGAAGAAGAGGTAGCAAGTATAACTGCAAACTCATTTTTTAGTAGTTTGAATAATCTAATAAATCAAAATCAAAATTCATTAGCAGGATTGCGTTCTCAAATACAAAGATTAACAGAAGAAAATGAATTCTACGATTCAGCTGGAAGAGAACGTGATGCACAGATAGATGAACAATTTATTGAAATGGAATTGAAAGACTCCTTAATAGCACAAAAAGATGCAGAAATACAACAATTAAGACAATCATTGCAATCTTTGGCAACAGCAACAACTTCTAGTATGAGACAATTAGAAGAATTAACAAGACAACAAACCGCTCAATTAGTGAACACTATGAATATAATAACAAATAATACTGGAAGCAATATCTGATGAGTTTTTTGTATCAAAATATAAATGATATACTCGCATCTACGGGTGGAATACGTGGTTCTCGTTATTCTATAAATAAATCACGTAGAGTTATAGTACCGTTACTCTATACTTTCGATGATCCAATAAATTTAGTAGAAAAGGATTCATTAGAACTTCACATGTATTATAGAAATACAGCTTACATAGGTTCTCTGTATGATATTAAAACATGGAATGTTGATAATCTTAATGATCCATCCGAAATATACTTAGATGTAATTAACGATATAAAACCTTTTAATTTACCCATTGGATCTTATAGATTTGCTTATAATTTCTTGAGAAATTTGGTATCGTCAAGAACAGCGGATACTAAATTATTCATAGCAGAAATATCTAGAAATAGACAAGAATTGGTTTTGTCTTTAACTAATCCAAATGACAGCTTACAACAAACCAACTTAGCAGAATTTGTATTGGACTATATGAGACCAAAAAAATATCTGCCAAGTACTGTATTGAATTTTGGTCAAAATAGATTAATAGACATAATAAACGTAACATCCGATGGTAGTTTAAATTATTTTTACGTTAAATTATTTACTCGATTACCTGATTATTTAGACCTAAGATCGGAATGTTGGGTACAATCACAAATACTAAAACCATACATTGACCAACTTGAATTGGTTGATGTACCGTTAGACATGGGTGAAAATCCAAATAAACTTAGGGGTCCTAATTATAGAGTTGAAAGTACTTACAATATAACATCCGATACAGAACTAAAATCTTGGAATGAACTACTATCCGAAAATGTAAACACCTCACAGGAAATTCTAAATAAATACATATATGGTGATAATGCTTCAGTAAGATTGAACATAGACTATACAGCGTTCCAAAACTTTGTATTTTATTCTTCAGCTAAAGAACGAGTAGAAAACTTTTTCTATAAAATGCAATTGTTGGAAAAATATAAAGAACAATTGGATAGTTTAGCTGGAATAATAGGTTCTGCTCAAGAATTAGAAACCAATGTTATAACCATAACAAATTTACGTGATAAGTTATTAGGTGGTTTTGATGATTGGGAAAAGTGGTTATATTACGAAGAATATACAGACATTGAAACTTTCATAAATCCATACCCAAAGACATCAGTATTTGATTTAGCAGATTTTACATCAAAGGCTGGTAAATTTAGGTTAGCTAAAACAACAGATGCTATTACGATTGAATGGTATAACAAACTATCAACTTTAGCTGAAGATTATGATAGAAACAATAGAAGTTCGTTGTATGCTGTATTACCTGAGCACGTAAAATCTGATGCTCAAAACGAGCAATTTCAAACTTTTGTAAATATGATTGGACATCATTTTGATGTAATTTATACATACATAAATCATATTTTAAAGAAAAATATACGGGATGAAAACCCCAAAAATGAAATGTCACAAGATTTAGTTCAAGCTGTCACAAATAATTTTGGTTGGAAATTATCAAGTAATATACAAGATAAAGATTTGTGGTCATACGCTTTGGGGGTAACTTCTGAATATGATCCTTCTTTTAATATCTTAGGTCAAAAATACAATAAGACAGAGGAAGAAAGAACCAAAGAAGTTTGGCGTAGAATATTAAATAATCTACCATATATTCAAAAAACAAAAGGAACTTCTCGTGGTATAAAGGCTCTTTTGGCAGCATATGGCATACCACAAACATTAATATCCATAAGAGAATATGGTGGTGCATACAATCCTAATTCTTTGGAATTAGGCAAAAACGTTTATGAAAAGGCAACATATTATCTAAACTTTTTAGGATATACCGATTTAACTGCTACTCAATTCATAGAAACTCCTTGGGAAAAAGTTAAATACAATGAATCATGGGTTTATCCCGACACACTAACATTCAGATTTAAAATGAATCCAGAAAAACTATACAGTTATGCTGGATACGAAAATCAAACATTACTACAAAAAGAATCCGATTCAAACGTAGATTGGTTTGTAACTGTAAATAAAAATGGAACTGATGTTGGAAAAGGGAGTTTAACATTTTATTTGGGTGATGGCACAACGTATAAATCAGCCTCAATATACGATGAATACTTTTATGATGATGTTCCTATAAATTTAATGATAAGAAGAAGTTCTACAAATGATAATATATCATTAAATCAACAATATGACTTCATAGTAAAGACTGAAAAATATGGAAAATTATCCGTAGAAAGAAGTGCAAGTATATTCATAAGTGGTTCATCGGAATCAAACTATAATCAGTCATGGTCATCTGATGGTAAATTATACATAGGAAATGGTTCAAACGTAGAAACAAGTAATAATTTATTTGGATCTGTATTTGAATTGCGATATTGGAGTAATCAATTAAGTGAAGAATCATTTAACAACCATGTTTTAGCTGCAAGAGCTTATAATGGTAATACACCAACGTCTTCATTCTATGACTTACAAGCACAATGGAAATTTTGGCAGCCTATAGATTTACAGAAAACACAGATTATATCAAGCTCACATCCAAATCAAAAAGAAAATACGTTCTATAACTCACCAAAGGATGCTAATTTAAGTGGATTTACAATAAATTCGTTTGAATCTATAACTGAAGTTTACAATATGGACACTGCAAATTTGGGTGCCAATACGGATTATTCACAAAAAGTTAGGATAGATAATTCAACTTTAAGTGGTGCTCTAAGTATGAACAGTTCATATGAGCAGACATCCTTACAGATGAATGCTTCGGATTCAAATAAATTGATGGTTGCCTTTTCCCCACAAAATATAATAAATGAAGACATATATGAAGCAATTGGTGATGTTGATTTAAGTGAATATATTGGAGATTATTCCACAATAGAATCAGATGAATATGTTGAATTAAATCGATTCGCTGAGGAATATTGGAAAAAATATGATAATAAAAACGATTTCAATGCATACATAAGCATAGTATCACAATTCGATTTAAGTGTATTTGAGCAAATAGCACAGACTCTTCCAGCAAGGGTCAATGAATTATTGGGATTGGTAATAGAACCAAATATATTGGAAAGATCAAAAGTCCTTTCAGTAAAAGGTATGACAGCTGAAACGAAAGATTATGTTTCCGAAACCGATGTCATAGATACTATGCCTAAAACAAATGCACAATATAATTCAAAAAATACTGTATTGTTTATAGGTTTTGAAGAAGGTGATGCGTTAGAAGTAAATATGTATGGGGGTGAGACTGATATAGAACCACAAATACAGACAGATACGGATGAAAAAATAAAAATAGGTGATATAAACGCTTTACCCGATTCATCTGCTAAATTTACGTCAAAAAATATGAAATTGAAAGCAGTTGCACCGAGAGATACCAAGATGTATTATAGGTCATATACAACTTTGGTAAAGTCTGAATTATCAAAAGATGGGTTGAAAATGAAATCATCTATGTATGATGCAAATATAAATGCTAATAAAAATAAATCTATAAAATCAAAAACTATACTATTTGGAAATTTCCCAGAATTAAATACAAAATTTGACAGAGGTAATAATGGGGCATTTATAGAAGATACTACGTATAATCAAGTGTCAAACTACGAAACTGATTATTATTACAACACTGTAATAAAATATGCAAATCCAAAATTTGCAGATAAGGTATTAGTCAATACCAAAGAAGGTGCTTTTTATAAACCACCAACCGCATTTGAAAGTGCAAAAAGAAATCGTGAATTTGTAGGATGTAATGATTACCCATATCCATACAAAAAAGTTAATAATATGGCCATATCTTTTTATAATTCAAACACAAGTGATTCTGAATATCAAAACATACATGAAAATTACGAAGATCCAACATATGAATACAATGATTTAAATTATTTGAAATACAATGGAGTTTTCCCTGAAAGTGAATATTACAAAACATTTATTAGAAATAACTTTTTAACTGGCTCTATAGCTCAACCAGATGCAATGTCAAAAAATATGTATGGTATGAAAGACACTGCACCAAGAATTATAAAATTGGATACAGCTGCACCATATATGGCCAATAGAAAATTATTTTCACCTAAATATTTACAAGAAGGTAAAATAACAGGTACAAACAAGTATTTAAATTACCCTGTTTCATCACAGTTCATTAGGTCTTTTCCTTGGGTTTTAGCTTGGTCAGGCTCAAATGCAAATGTACCAAATTTAGGACCTGACTTAGGTTTCACAACATCACAAGCGATAATAGGTTCTGCTATATCAGCAACTGATCCAAGAAACCCACAAATACAAAAATAATTTCACAATTTAATGTAATTTTATTTATGTTCATATTTATATCTATGAACTGATTTTAATTACAAATTTATTAGTTTAGATAATTTTTTCAAGAAGGAGTATCTTATGTCTTATTTGAATAACGCTACAATAACTGTTGATGCGATACTTACAAAAAAAGGTCGTGAGTTATTAGCACAAGGTAGAAGTGCTTTTAACATAACAAAGTTTGCTTTAGCAGACGATGAAATTGATTACGATTTATGGAATCCATCACACCCAGGTGGAACTGACTATTATGGTTCAACAATCGAAAACCTACCAATACTTCAGGCTGTTCCTGATGAAACACAATCATTGAAATATAAACTCATTACACTTCCTCCTGGAACTACCCATGTTCCATATATCAATCCAGATTCAACGGGTTTAGGATCAGGTGTTATTGATTTGAAAACAAATGAAACATCACCACAGTCTGGAAGACAGATAATGCCAAAAACCATACATCTAAACAATACAGGTACAGCGGCAGCAGAAGATGTTAATTTAACATATTCATATCATATTTTGGATAATACATACGCTACATTTTCAGATGAGATGTCACGTCCAAAAGGTAGATCAATTGCAAAATCAGGAATATCAAATTCCGTTGGTGTCATATTAGTTGCAACAGGTGAACAATTACCACAAGGAACAACTGCAACAACAAAACTTATAATTACGGGTGATCAAACAGGTGCTCGTTTCGTAATACCTGTTACCGTAACACAAAGAACAGTGTAATATTCTAACAAATTATCTGTGGATTAACTTATGTCAAACGTATTTAAACCAGTCTTTAAGAATGAAGACAATCTATTAGCAAGTGATATTTTTACGTCTCTTTATACGAGAGGTTTATGGGCACCTGGTGTGGGTACTTTAAAAACATTCCATACAAGTTCTGCACAAACAGACAGCTCTAAAAAATATTATACAACAGTTTGGATGTCTGCATCGAAAGACACACCTGATAATGAAATGTTTTCTATTGCTTATGGTAATGTTTTTGGTCATGGATCTAAATTCTTAGATGAAGCTACTGAAATATATGGTCAGTTAGATGATACTCCTTCAAGGGCTATTTATTCCCAATATGCTTTATCATGTTTAGATGAAAACATGTCCGTTGATTTTTCAACGAAAACCTTCTATCATAAAATGGGCAACTTTAACACTGACAAAGGTGATTTGATTACACATTTCTATGCAATAAGTTTAAATAGAAATAAATTTGGTGATAAGTTAGATCCAGGTAATTTTGAAATAAATTTAGCTAAATTAAATGGTGGTAGTTTCGCTAATAATTTATTTACTGGAAGTAATGTTCAATTAGATGGTTCAAATGAAACAATATCTTTGATAGATGATTCACAAGATTCAATGGATAAATTTGAATATTCAATTAAACCATCGGTTGTTCGTAATTTAGTGAGTGGTAGTTTGGAAAATGGTATTTATAACCCAACAAATCCACACTATTATGGTTTGGTATATCCTGAACAAGGTGTTGTGATCGTAGATGCAGCTATGCTTAATGCATCCGCTTCATTTAATACGGTAACAGGAAGTAATATAGATGGACAAAATGTTGAGAAACTATTCAAGTCAATCAGTGGTTCAGCCGCTGAGACGAACAACGGTTTTACAGCGAGAGCAGTTGAGGTTAAAAGTCAACAAACTATATTTGTAAGGGTTAACAGTACAGAAATGAATTATAGTAATAATCCAACCATTATTACAAATGACTACGATAAAGGTGGTAAATTAATATTTGATAGCTTTGTATACAATCCATATACATACGTTACCACCATAGGTTTGTACAATGATGCTAATGAATTATTGGCAGTTGCTAAATTAAGTAAACCATTACAGAAATCATTTAACAGTGAATTATCCATAACTGTAAAATTAGAGTACTAAAATATGGCTAATATCTATAAAAGATTTGAACCCGGTTCTATTGCATTTGATAGACGTGATTTTATATCAAGAGCACTGTGGTCAAAAAATAGTGCGTCATTAGAAACTGTTTACACAAGTTCTGTGCAATCCGATTTGCAAAAACTATACTACTTAGACGTATATGATAGTATGGGTTCAAAGTCTGAGAAGCAGTTTTCAATAACTTACTGTGATTTTTTAAATAGTGGATCTTCGGGTGGTACTGTTTACAATGGTGTTAATAGTTTAGCATTAGAATCTAAGGCTATGTATTCACAATTTAAACAACTGTTATTAGAACCTGAACAAAATTTATTTGAATTTGTTTCAAAATTTAACGGTTATAATAATGATAACGAATTGGTTTCTCAATATACCGAAACATCCGAATACATTTACACTGTATCCGTTAATAGAAATAGATATAAAGAAAAATTAGCACCAGGTTCTTGGCAATTATCATTACACCAAATGGATTCTTCAGGACAACCAATCGGCAGTGATATAATAACTTTAGTTGATGAAACTTTAGATCAAGTTTACTTAACAGATACTAATTATGTGAGAACTGGACCAGGTGGTCAATACTACTTTGTTTATAGTGGCAGTTTAACATCAGGTCTTTATACTGGTCCAAATTCAGCAACACCATATGGGGTAGTATATCCCGATGCGGGAATAATAGTTTTAAATGGTAAGGCATTAGATGCTTCAGGTTCAATGAATACTGATAGGTCTGAGGCTATTAATGAAAGTTCATATAATTCTTTAAGATTATTTAATTCTATAAGTGCTTCTATGGCATCTTCACCAACATATGCTTTTCAAGGTAGAACGTTGGAAAGCATAAATTCTACGATATATTTCGCAAGAGTTGGTAATGGTGAGTTTAATTATAGTAATAATATAAGTTACTATACATCAAGTGCAACGGATTCCTATAGAATAAAAGATAATTTACGTTTATCGGGAACAGCAAACGATACATTTAGAAATGTTACATACACAACTATGGTTGGTTTGTATAATGACCAAAATGATTTATTGGCAGTTGCTAAGTTGAGTAAACCAGTTAGAAAAACATCTAACTCCGAAATGATTATTAAAATTAAATTAGATTATTAAGGTAAACCATGGCCCGTATTTATGACACAGTAGACCAAGCTAGAGCATTAGGCTGCCCCATAATATTATCAGAAATATTTAGAATAGGCGGATTAGATGGTCAAGGTGGTGAGATATTTCAACTCAACTCACAAATACAATCAAATAATGCTTTAGGAATTCCTACTGAATTTCTAAGAAATGAACTACAAGACCTTGAAGCCGATTTGGGTATCTTGCAACAAGCAAGTGTTGCAGAAAATTGTGTTCAAACGGGTGGTGGTCCGATTACCCCACAACCAGGCATACGTATTAATAATGGTGTGAATACATTAGATTTTGGCTCCGTGCCTACCAATGGTTTTGCAGATGGTGTTATAGAAATAGAAAATAATGGATCTGCTGACTTAAAAATATATCAATACACACAATTAACTAATGCGTCATTTATACCAATTGGTACTTGGCCAACAATGACTGTTACTAATCCGTATGTGTTGAAGGCCGGCGATAAATTACCATTACCAATCAAATTCATACCACAGTCCGATCAACTTTACACATTTCCTTTAGAATTCTATACCAATGTAACGGCCACAAATGGGGCTAATATTGTGAATTTGGTTGGTATAGGTACACAACCACAAGATCCAGGAGATGGTTCAATTGTATTGGGTAAGAAAAAAACAGGTAGTACTCGTACTTTTGTTTTAAAAAATCTCCGTGAAAGCATCATGGAATCAAGAAATAATCCACAAATAAATTCACAATTTTTTGATGCAAGACCAACTAAAAATAATGTAAAATTAGTTGCAGATATTTACCAATGTTATACAGAACCAAATAAAACAACAACAACACAAAAAAAGGTGTTGGAAAATGTTGTTATAGGTGAAGGCATCGGTTCTTTTTGGTATGAAAACTGTCAAGATTTTATAGGTGGATTATTACCAGTATACCAATACTACTATGATTTATCCAAAATAATTGATATTAGAACTTGGAAGGCAAATACCAATATGGTAGATGCCACGGGAATAAATCAAAATGTAGGCATTAACACCTTAGACAATCCAAATGCAGTAGCGGATGCTATATTAGCTGGAAGAGAAGACGCACGTACTGTCATAAATAAACTGAAAGCTGTTGCTGATGAAATAGAAGACGGTAATGCGTTTTGGGGTAAGAATACATCACCTTGTGAAAAATTTGATGGTAATACCAACAAATATATTACAGAACTTTTAAACAATAAAGACAATGATAAAGACCGGCCTACTTTCTATGGCAAATCTATGGTTAAAGTATATGATGGTAGAAATGACCAAAGACAAACACGTTCAACTACAATAACCAATAGAAATAGACCTGATTTGGTATCACCAATATCAGGATTTCCGGAAAGAACTATAAACTATGCTTATTTTTCAAACGGAGGTTATGGTAGATTGGAGTGTCTATCACCGAAATCAGGATGTTTTATAGTATCGCAGACAGCAATACCAAATCAAACACGTCCTGTTGGTGACATTATAGTTAAATTGGCAAAAAATGGTAGATCACCATTACCAGAACAAATACCAAGTGATCCCTGCTATCGTGGATATAGAACAAAATACATAAGCGGTACTGTGTGGGAACAATATTGGGAAGTGCAATTAAATTGTTTAGGTGATTTATACCCTGAGTATGAATGGCGTATAGATGATGCGTTATTTGAAGCAAATGGAACTCATTTTGAAGTATGGGAAGACGTAGAATTTGCTGGAACAGAAATCGGATTTAATGATGTATGTAATCCAAAAGAAGTTGCTAAGGAACAGGATCCTTATATTGAAGCTTCTGATATTAGAGGATGTTATCAATTACACACATCAAAGATTTTCCACAAATACCCTGATTATAAAATACAAGGTATGGATGATTACATAAAAGGACCTGAAGTATTAACAACACAAGATTATAGTGGATTGGGTCCTGGAATTAAGCTCAATAGAAAAATACAAAGAGCTGATTGCATAGATACTCCAATAAAAGTATATCATCCACTTGCTGTTGGTAGAGATATAATTGCTGGAAGAGATTCAATAGAAACACGAGGTCTATTCAATTTCACCCAATCACTTCTTTCATACAGTACAAGTTCTATTCAGTCTGTTGAAACTAAAAAATATCACTACGATATTGTTGATGAAACACGAGTAATAAACGGACTACCAATTTCATATTTCTCAGTTGCATATGGATCTAAGGCTGGTTCTGGATCATTATATGAGGGTTACGAATTAAATGATTCACCGACACGTGCAATATATTCACAACATAGATTATTAACGTTAGAACCATTTGAAACAGAATTTCAAGTATACAATAACGGTATATTATCATCAAACGAAAAAGATGTTTACATAATATCGTTTAATCGTGATTCACTAATAGACAGGATAGATCCAGGAAACTTTGAAATATCACTGAAAGATTTCACAAATTCAGATATTATGACGTTTATAGATAATTCAAATGATTTGTTAGAAACAGAATTTTCAACGGATTATCAATATACTTCATTCGATATTGTAAGTGGAAGTTTGACTAAAGGAGCACATCCATCCGGATCTGGAGATATATCAACAAATACAACCTTTACATCATATGGTAAGGTATATCCGACATTAGGTATAATAATTTTTGATGCGAAAAAGTTGGATGACGAATTGGGATTTAATACTAATCGTGCAAGTAATGTAGATGGTGATAATGCTTATAAACTGTTTACAGCTATAAGTGGAGCAGCTGCTTTGGGTTATCCAATGAAGGCAAGAAATTCAACAACTAAGAAATCGAATTATTATTACATACGTGTAAATACGAATGCTTCAAATTATACAAATAATCCAACTATGGTTAATCCTCCAAATTTTGTAAGAAGTTTGGATGAAATTAAAAATTTGGATGATTGTGAAGACAAGGTGGATTTGATTTTACAATTGATGGATAATAAACCCACGACTGACGGTAACTTTATAAAAAATGAATATTTTAAATTAAGACCAACAACATACATAACGACTGTTGGTTTGTATAACGATGCTAATGAATTGTTGGCTGTTGCTAAAGTAAGTAAACCAATAATGAAAACTCCAGACAAAGATATTTTAATAAAAATAAGATTGAATTGGTAATATGGCTAAAGAATTTGAGGCACTCGATGTTGGTTACTTAGGATCTTTTATAGAAGAAAGGGCCGATAATGACGGCGATGATATAAAAAAAAGTATAACCCTAGGTGTTCCCGACAATAATATATGGGTAATAAATCCACTCACAGGTATATTGGAAAGCCGTATATCTATGGGTGATAAAAACGATCCTCAATTCGTTCAATTCAACGGAACAAAGCCAACTGCTCCAACTACCGACTTGGTTATAAAAACTATAGGTCAAACTGTTAAAATAACAAATGCAACAAGCACAGAATTTTGCGTTACCGATACATACGGAATTTCAGACTTCACATATAACCCAAGTAATTTTCCAAAAGAGTATATGTCTTGTGAAAAGTCTATATTCTTCACATCTAACAACAAATTGCAATGGCCAACACCACTACAAACCAACAATATGTTGGAGGATCTCAGTAGAAAGATACCATACGATATTGGGTTTTCAAAAAAATATTATAGATTGGGTAAATTATCACACAATCATTTGATGCAAATACAAGAGGATACCGGAGTATCAGCTGACTTCTTAAAAAGATTTGATGTACTATTCCTGTTCGATAGTGAATACCCAAATGATATAGACTTCAGTAAAATAAAATTAAGCTATGAGTGGGACGGTTTTTCAATAGATGAAAATGATGCTAACAATTTAGTATATTCGGATTACTATAAAATGGATGGTGCCGTATATGCTAACTTTGTATTTTTAGTTTCAGACCATATGCTAAAGGTAATAAAGGATTATTTTTCTTCTAACATAGAAAAAAGAACAGTATTTCAAAATTCTATAGTACATAACCCGTTAACAACTATACCACCAAGAGTTGAAGAACCTAACTTTAAAAGACTAATATCTTTTGTAACCGAACCAATAAATAGACCAAACGCAGAATCGGTTATAAACACAATATCTACCAAGAAACTATACACGGCTAAATCTGACATAACAGATTTACAATTAGTTCAAGATATGATTGTCTCTGAAATATTTACAGAGGTTCAAGACATATTTAATATAGAATCAATTGTTTCAAATATACAAAATGATGGAACTGAAGATGTTGATATAGGTGATGAATTAGATGTAATAAGTGAAACAGCATCTTCAATAAACAATGCATTTGAAATTAATACGCCAAATAGTTCTTCTGCAATAGATGTGGTAAATCAAAAAATTTATAATTTACTACAAAAATACACACAATTTCAGGCAGAAAATAATTACCCAAGTCTAAATGATATATCAACTGTTAGTGGAAGTTATGGTATAATAAATTTTGAGTCACCATTTACTCTTACTAATGTTACTGTTACACCAACAACAGTAACGCCCACAACACCACCACAAACTGAAACCCCTTTAAATCCTGTATCTATATTTGCAAATTTCGATTTACCGCAATTTGCTTACAAGAGATTAGACTACAACAGTGATTTTGCAATATCAGATTTATTCTACAAAACAAAACCATTATTTTCAAATGGTAGTGATAGAAATTCTGTATTTTATTTGGAATACCCACAGTTTCCACAATCAAAATACTATTTGAATGTTAAAACAGATACCAACCAAAGCGTTTCTGCTGAATCCGTTTTCAGCATAGCTTATGCACATATATCAGGTTCGGGTTCATCTTATATCGTTAGTGATTTAGGATATGACATAGACCAATACCCATCAAAAGGATTGTATAAAAAATACATGGCAGAATGTTTTTCTGGAGATGACTCCATAGTATTTAAGAATGGTAAGAGAAGTGATCATTTTTATATCTTACAATTTAATCGGGAATTGTTTAAAGATAAAATAAATAATGGACATTTTCAAATATCATTAGCTCCAATATCATCAAGTTCAAATCAGTTGATAAATACTGGAAGTAACTTTGAATTTGATCAGGAAAACGATACTATATTTAAATTAATAGATGATAGTTTGGTATCAACGATATACTCAGATCAACCAAGGGCACTTGATGAATATTATAATATAGTAGAAGGTACTTTACAAGACGGTCCAATAGACTATGAAGTAGCGGACGGTTGGGGTTATGTGTTTCCAAATAAAGGTATTATACTATTTGATGCAGATATGCTGAATAAGTATTGTAATTTCAATACAGTAACAGCTTCAATTGATGGTGACAATGCAAAAAAATTATTCTTGTCAATAAGTGGATCTTGTTCACCAAATAATTCAAGAACGGAACATGAATATTGGTATATGCGTTCTGCTGAAATGTATGCTGACGAAAATTATTTTTGTAGAATAAATAGAAATGAATTTAACTACTCAAATAATTATACATATACATCGGGTTCTACAATGAAGGTTTTTACCGATAAAGTAAATAATACAACAAAAACTTATGTCACAGGCATCGGTTTGTATGATGATTCAAATAATCTATTAGCGGTTGGTAAATTTAAAAAACCTTTACTCAAAGACAGTAGTTATGAATACGTTGTTAATGTAAAGTTAAGAAGGATTTAATACTAAATGCAATCTAATACTATAAATATATTTTTCAAAAATCTTAGAAACGGTGACTACTCTGTACGCCCATTTAGTGCTAATAAGACATGGAACTTTTCGTCAAATAATATAGACATGAGACGTTCTGCTTCGGGAGACGAATTAGTTTGGGGAAATATAAATACAAGTTGGATAGATATGGTAAAGCGTTGGATATTAAATTTAGGAACGCAAAACGTAACCATACAAAAATTAAACTCAGTTGATGATATACATATAAACGCTTATAGATTCTTCTATCCAGAAAACCACAAATATTTTGGTAATGTTATTAATATATCATCATCATTGTATTCAAATGATTATCCACACCAACCAATAGACCCAAAAATATTATGGTATTATTTAGACCATAATTTTTACAAAGATTATTTCCCTGATAAGTTTGCATCAACAGCTATTGATGATGATCAAAGTAACCTATTGGCTGACACAGGATCGATTTTAGTTTTACCGAGAAACCTTTATGGCGAAGGAATAAGACCAGGAACATTTAATATGACAATGGTAAATCCCGAAACATCAATGGAATATAAAATAATTGATGACGGTAAAGGTAATATATTGGATACATCTTTTAACCAATCAGAGTTTGTTGATTACAGAGCTCAAATCCTTTCAATCGGTTTCAATGAAAAATACAGAGAATACGGGTTTGTAAATAAAAAGAAACCATACGTAATAGATACATCAAATAGATTAAATTCAGTTGTTGTCAATAATGTTAGAGGTATATCATACTCACCTGGCATAAACGTAAATGGAACGGAACAGTCAACTGGTGTATGCGCAAATTTTGATGGTGCTTACTTAGAAGTAACAGATGATGTTGCTTTCAATTTTTCAGGAGAGTTAGACTTTGCTTTCAGTTTTTGGGTAAAAACACCTGAAACACAATCAGTTGAATATGTAAGTGTGAATCCGTTATTTAATAAAAAATCTATCAATATGCAAGATAAATTTTCTTCTAAAACAGGAATAGTATCTTTACGAGAATATTCGGATATTGAACAATTCCCATTCAATATAAGCATAACAAATAGAACGGATGCAAACCCATATTCAATTGTTTTTGCACAAAGTTCAAATATAGAACGAGTTGATTTAATTTCATCGGGACTAACACCGAATGAATGGACTCATGTTTTGTGTCAAAAGAGTGGAAGCCAATATGAAATTTGGATTAATGGGACATTAGACGTTAGTCAAAGCTTTGTGATTTCAGATAATGTTCAGAATAACAGACATTTCTTAATAGGCAGTGATGGTAGATCTAATCACTTCTCAGGATCATTAGATGAAATAAAAGTCTTTAGTAAAGCTTTAAACTCTAATGAAATTAATAAATTAAGTGACAACAGCTATAGCCATGGCTATGCTTATCAATCTAATAAAATAGGATCTATATTATATGATCAAGGCATATTGATCATATCGGATTTTAGGCCTAAATATTCTAATGCTTTATTGGGTAAGACTGGAATATTAGACTATGAAAATAACGAATATGGATTTAATGCTCAATTTAAAACTTCTACACGATTTTATGAACACGAGGTAGTTTGTAGAATACCAAAAACTGATTTTAATATCACACAAAATGCTTCAACTATTATAAAATATGATAGAAAACAGAAACCAAAACAATATTTATCTAATAGAGAATTTAGACCGTATTTTACAACGATAGGTCTATATGACGATTTTGGTAATTTATTAGCGGTTGCAAAATTAGCAACACCAATTAAAAAAAGAAAAGATGTGGACATTAATATTGTTATAAGGTTTGATTGCTAAAATGGCAATTATTTATGCACATATACGATTAGATACTAACGATATTTTTTACATAGGTCGTGGTATTGACTATAAAAGACCAGTATCTCGTACTAATCGAAATAAATATTGGCATAATATAGTCAACAAATATGGATATAGAGTGGAAATATTATGGGAATCTAATGCAAATATGACAAAAGAGGAAGCTTGGGTTTTAGCGGGTAAAAAAGAAATAGAATTTATAAAAAAATATGGACGAATGGATTTGGGTGAAGGTAAATTAGTAAATATGACAGATGGCGGAGAAGGTGTAATTGGTAAAATTTACACAGAAAAATACAGAGAAAATTTAAGAAAATCACATATAGGTATACAAGCTGGGGACAAACATCCGCTATATGGCAAGCCAAGAACAGAAGAAACTAAAAAAAAATTGTCAGAAGCTAACCGTGGGAAAAAATTATCAATTGAACATAGAAAAAACATAGGTATTGGCAATAAGGGTCGTATTGTATCGGCAGAAACACGTAGTAAAATTGGAATGGCTCATTCTGGAAAAATAGTTTCAAAAGAATCTAAAGAAAAAATGAGAAATGCAAAATTGGGAAAACCATCAAAACTTATAGGCAAAAGTCCATCAAAAGAATCTATAAAAAAAATGAGTGAATCACATATTGGTTCTAAATGGATGAATAATACTATAATAGAATCACAAGTTATGAAATCTAAAATAAATGAATATCTTTTGAATAATTGGGTTTTTGGAAGATTGAAATGAAAAGAAATAAAGTTGCGTTAAAACACGGATTTAGAAGTGGTTTAGAAGAAACTATAAACGAATCACTGAACAAATCAAAAAAACAATTTGGTTATGAATCTGAAAAAATATCGTATATCCAACCAGAAACTAAACACAACTACACACCAGACTTTATACTAACAAAAAAAGATGGTACAAAAATGTACATAGAATCCAAAGGCCGTTGGGTAAAAACTGATCGATTAAAGTTTGATTTGATATTCAACCAATATCCAGGAATAGATATTCGATTCGTTTTTCAAAATCCTAATGCAAAATTATACAAAGGAAGTAAAACAACTTACGCAGAGTATTGTGATAAGAAAGGTTGGCTTTGGGCAAAAAAAGAAATACCTAACGAATGGTTAAAAAACTGCTTGTAAATATGATATAAATTTCGTATATTTATAAAAAAGTATTATTTACATACGTGTATTTATGATAAATTACGATTTATTGAATCTGTTAGAAAAGGTTTTGGGTAAAGGAAGACGAACATCGGGAAACAACTACGCTTTCTTCTCACCATTTATAACTCATTACAAACCTAAATTAGAAATAAATTTAACGGTGAATAACAATAGTGACAATCCGTGGCATTGTTGGGTTTCTAATGCGAAGGGTAGAAATATAAAGGCTCTGTTTAAGAGTATGAAAGTAAACCGTTCATTTTATGATGATTTAAATAAAATATTAGGAACAAGAGTTTTATATGCTGATGATTCTAATAAAAATGAACACGAAGAATTGTCATTACCTAATGAATTTATACGTTTAGCAGACTACTCAAAACAAACCGACAAGTTACTAAGATTAGAATTAAAACGTGCAATAGAATATCTAAAAAAACGTGGTTTAACAAAAACAGATATTCTACGTTATGATATAGGATACTGTCCTTCAGGAAAATACTTCGGTAGGATAATAATACCATCCTACGATGCAAACTACGAATTAAACTATTTTGTATCAAGAACCGTTTTTGAAGATGAACTATACAAACATAAAAATCCAAAAGTAAGTAAAGATGTTATAGGGTTTGAGTCCTTTATAAATTGGGATGAACCAATAACTTTGGTTGAAGGTGCTTTTGATGCAATAACAGCACGGTTCAATGCAATACCACTTTTTGGTAAAACTCTATCAAATAAGTTAAAAGAAAAGATAATATTAAGAAGACCACCGAAAGTTATTGTTGCATTGGATAATGATGCTAAAGTAGATGCCTTTAGAATTTCAAATTATTTATTGTCAAATGGTATTGATGTTTCAATATTAAACATGCAAGCAAAAGATGTAAATGAATTAGGTTTCAATAATTTTTCCGTAATAAAAAAACAAACACCCAAAACAGACAGTTACGATATAATCAAACAAAGGATATTATATGCTTAAAGAATATGTACACTTATCGGGAATGAGTAAGGTAGAAAAAATCTTACACATTGCCGATGTTCACATTCGTAATTTTAAAAGACACGATGAATACAATAGTGTGTTTGAATCTCTATATGAATTGTGTAGAGAAAAGGTATCCGAAAATAAAAATACAATAATATATCTTGCAGGTGATATTGTACATGCAAAAACGGATATGACACCCGAATTAATTAGTATGGTTACTAATTTCTTGGATACACTTTCAAAGATAGCACCAACAATTTTGATAGCAGGAAACCACGATTGCAATTTAAATAATATGAGTAGAATGGATGCACTGTCTCCAATAGTATCATTGATTGATAGTGACTTTAATCAACTATTTTACCTAAAAGAAACGGGTGTTTACACAATTGGTGATATAGATTTTGTGTTAAATTCTGTATATGAAGATCCTGAAAACTTTATATTAGCAAAAGATGTACAAAGTGATAACAAGAAAATAGTGTTGTTTCATGGTGCAATAGATATGTCTTCTACTGATAGTGGAAACACTATGAAAAATAAAAGCATAACTATAGAAAAATTTGATGGCTTTGATTATGGTATGTTCGGTGATATTCATAAATTTCAATACTTAGAACCTACGTGTAAATTTGCTTATGCTGGATCTTTGATTCAACAAAATTTTGGTGAAGGTCTTATTCACGGTATAATAGAGTGGGATATAAAGAATGACAAATCAAAATTTTTAAGAATAAGAAACGATTGGACATATCATACTGTTGAAGTTGACAACGGGGTAGTAAAGGAATACCCAACAGAATATTCAAAATTTAATTGTGTTAGAATAAAATCCAACAACACCAATAATTCAGATATATTCAATATTGTTACCGAATTAAAATCTAAAGCAAACATAGTTGATATTCGTGTACAACGTATAAGTAATAAATTGACGAGTCAATTACAAATAAATACAAATCCAATTGGAGACGTGCGTGATGTTGAACATCAAAACTCTTTGATAAAAGATTTCATACGTTCTCGTTATAATGTAACAGATGACATATTGGAAAAAATTGCTAATATAAACAGAAACATAAATACTAAGTTGTCCGAATCAGACATAGTAAGAAACCTTATTTGGCAACCAATGTATTTTGAATTTGAGAATATGTTTTCGTATGGTGAAGGTAACATCGTTGATTTCTCAAAAATGAATGGTGTATATGGATTATTTGCTGCCAATGCAAGTGGGAAGTCATCAATAATGGACGCAATAATGTTCTGTATATTCGATAAATGTTCAAGGACATACAAAGCTTCCCAAGTTTTGAATAACAGCAAAGAAACCTTTAGATGTAAATTTAACTTCATGCTTGCTGGTAAATCATATTGGATTGAAAGAAACGGTGTTAAAGATAAAAAAGGAAATGTAAAAGTCAATGTTGATTTTTGGTCAGAAGAAGATGGTGTGAAAACAAGTCTCAATGGCCAAGATAGAGATTCTACCAATTTTATAATTAGAAAATACTTGGGTACATATGATGATTTCATCATAACAACCATGTCACTTCAAGGTAATAATACTAATTTTGTTGATAAGGCACAAAGAGAACGTAAAGACTTGTTAGCTCAATTTTTAGACTTAGATTTGTTTGAAGAATTAAATGCCATTGCTTCTGATGATATAAAAAGTGTTCAAACCCTTATAAAGGAATTTAGTAAAAAAGACTACTCATCAAAAATAGCGGAATCAAAAGTAAAGTTTAAACAATACTCTACACAATTAGATGAGTTAATTGATGATAGAGATTTGACAAACAAAACAATCGAAGATTTGAGTGAAGAAGTTATTAAACTGAATAAAAAACTAATACAAATAGATGTCAATTTGGAAAATAAATCTTTGGAAGATTTGGAAGAAAAAAGAGATACCCTCGTAAAAAAAGGAAAATCCGTAAAGACTGAAATTCAAGAATTGGAATCAGAAATAAAATCCCTAAACAATAAGGTTAATGATTATCAGGTTGGTCTATCAAATATAGATAGAAAAGCATTAATTGATAAACGAGATAAAATAGATTCTCTCAAAACAGAATTGGCAAAGTATGAATCTGATGTTCGTGCAATAAAATCAAGTGTAAATCATTGTGAATCAAAAATTGATAATCTGAAATCACATGAATATGATCCTAATTGTAAATTCTGTGTAAATAATGTTTTTGTTAAAGATGCTAAAAAGGCAGAAAATGATTTGATTGGTTTCATGGAAGATTTGAAATTAACACAAAACAAAGTTAATGAAATAGAAACAGAACTAAAAATCGGCATATCTGTTTATAGTGAATTAGATAAGTTATATCATATTGAAAATGCACTATTTGACGTTCAAAAACAAATACATAATTTAGAAAAAACTTTGTATTCAAAGAATGATTCCAAAAAAGAATTGATAGAATCTATAACAAAAATAGATGAGCTAATACAGAGATACCATGAGAATCAAGACGCAATTTTAAAAAATGAAACGGTACTTAAACAATTGAAAGAGATAGAAAAAGAAAAGTATAATCTTTCAACATTACGTTTAAAGGAATTAGAAAATAAAATAATAGAATGTAGTGGTGAAGTAAAAGTATATCAACAGATTATAAATGAGTGCAATGAATCCATAAATAAATTAAAAGAATTGGAAACCGAATTTCATGCTTATGATTACTACTTAAAGGCTGTAAATAGAAACGGTGTACCATATGAATTAATAGCACAAGCTCTACCAAAAGTACAAGCTGAAACAAATAATATTTTATCCAATATCGTAGATTTTCAAGTATTGTTCGATACCGATGGTAAGAGTATAAACACATACATAGTTTATGACGATGAACATTTTTGGGCTTTAGAGTTATCAAGTGGAATGGAAAAGTTTATTTCATCGCTTGCAATAAGAACTGCACTTATAAACATATCATCATTACCAAGACCAAACTTTATGGTAATAGATGAAGGATTAGGTTCTTTAGATGCAACAGTATTGAATAATTTCTCTTTGTTTTTAGATTACTTAAAAACACAAATGGAATTTATTATACTAATATCACACATAGATGTAGTCCGTGATATTGTAGATAGTCAAATAGATATAAAGAAGGAAAAGGGATTTTCTTCTATAAATTTTTAAAATGAGGATGATATGAAAAAAATATTACATATAGTACCACATCTCTCAACAGGTGGATTGCCACAGTACACACTAAAGATGATACAGGAATTCAGTAAAGAAAATGAAGTGTATTGTATAGAATACTCAAATCATACAGGTGGGGTATTTGTTGTACAACGAAATCAAGTGGTTAATATATTGGGTGAAAAGTTTTATAGTCTATTAGATGACAAGACTAAAATATTAGAAATAATAGAAGAAGTAAATCCCGATGTTATACACTTCCAAGAAATACCTGAATCTTTTGTGAAGGCGGATCTATTAGAAAAAATATATCACAATAACAGAAAGTATTCAATTGTAGTTACAACACACGGTTCAATGACCAATCCATCACAAATAGTTTTCGGTGCTGATAAATATATTTTAGTATCTGAATGGAGTAAAGATAGATTTACTGAAGTATTTGACGAGTCTATATGTGATGTTTGGGAATATCCCATCGATAACATTGAGTATGATAAAGATTTGGCGAAAAAAGAATTGGGATTTGACTCGAATTACAAACACGTACTCAATGTTGGTTTATTTACACCTGGAAAAAATCAGGGTGAGTTAATAGAATTAGCAAAAGAATTTAAAGATGAAAAAGTATTATTTCATTTCGTTGGTAATCAAGCTATAAATTTTAAACATTATTGGGAACCTATTATGAAGGAGTTTCCAAATAATTGTATTTGGCACGGTGAAAGAAATGATGTTGATAAATTCTATAAGGCAGCTGATGTATTTTATTTCACTTCAAATTTTGAATTAAATCCATTGGTGGTAAAAGAGGCTTTAAGTTATGGGTTGCCAACTTTTATAAAAAAATTGGATACATACAAAAATGCTTATGATGGTGTGGTAACATACATAACAGATAACAAACGATTAAACATACAAAATTTAAGGCAAAAAATGGAAACTAAAAAAAATGATGATGAAATAGTAATTGTTTTATCACACCCAAATACTCCATATAAAAAAAGATTATTGATGGAGTGTTTAGAAAATATCAATAGAGAAGTTTTACTATCTACTAACTATTTTGTAGATGAATCGGTTGAAAAGTTATGTGACCATGTTCTTTACACAAAGAACAATCCAATTTTGTATAGTGATGAGTTTAAAAAATATGATGTTGCTTACTATGCTTTTAAAACAGATGATAATGGTGTTAGACACTCAAAACTATTTGATTATGAACATGGATATGCTGTGTACACGTTAATACAAAATGCACTTCGGTATGCACAGAGTTTAGGTAAAAAAATTACACACATTATTAATTACGATTACCTAATTAATGATAGCGTTTTTGCTAAAAATTACGAAACATTAAAAGAGTCAGATTTGATTCTCTATAAACACACCACTACAAATTATATGGAAGATAGTGTCAGTTCAGGTATAATATCCGGAAAAATAGAAGCTATCAATGATTTTTTTCAAAAATATAAAAGTAAGGACGAATACTATTCAGGTGGTAACAGTGAAGGGTTTGCAATCTTAGAGGGAAAATTACATAGACATTATTTGAAAACGGATGGTATAAAAATTAATTATGAGATATATGAAACATTAAAGGCAGAAAATGTATTGGATAGAGAGGGTACTTCACAGTTTGAAACAGCAGATAATCTTGAAGGTGCTGATTTCGCTACAATATCAAAGGCATTTGGTTGTGATAAATCTATAGATCATAGGTATGAATACCCATACGACACCTACCTTAAAAAATTCAGAGATAAGACATGTACTATATTTGAAATTGGTATAGATGCCGGAAAATCATTGAAAGTTTGGGAAAATTTTCTACCAAAGGCAAAAATATACGGTATGGATATAGGTGTTGAATTGAAATATGAACGTGGTGAAGTATTTAAAGCTGATCAGAGTAACTTAGATGATTTGACACGTATTAAAAATCAAATAGGAAAATGTGAAATAATAATAGATGATGGTAGTCATGTCATAGACCATCAATTAAAATCGTTTTATTATTTGTTTGAGAATATGTTGGATTGGGGTGGTGTTTATGTGATAGAAGATATTGAATGTAGCTATTGGAATCCAAACAGTACTATCTATGGATATGTGGTTGGTGAAGAAAATATAATAGATCATTTCGTAAAATTAAACCATTCTGTAAATAATAACTACAGTAACCATACAAACGATTTACATATAAAATCAATATCATATTATCCAAATTGTATCGTTATTGAAAAATATACTAAAGACGAGATTAGAAGCGAGGAATACAGATTCAAACATTTATTATAATAGGTGAACTATGATATACGATAATATAAATAAAAATGATAATTTGGTAAACAATACAATAGCCACTGAGGTTATAGTTAATTTTGTTCGTGGTGCTACTGTTGAAATAAAATCCGTTTTCGATAAACAATATAGAGTTGAATTTTGGAACAATAATGGACAATGTGAATATAGAACTATTATAAATTCAAATTCTTGGGCGAGAACAACTAAAAAATATTTTGACCAATATACCTGTAAGGTATACGATGGTGATACACTAATCCACGAACACAAATATGATGCTCGTGGAAAACGTGTTTATATTGCATTAGAATCAAAATCATTGGGTGATACATTAGCTTGGTTTCCTTATGCTCAAGAGTTTGGAGAAAAATGGGGATGTAAAGTAGTATGTTCAACTTTTTGGAATTACCTATTCAAGGATCAATACCCTGATATAGAATTTGTTGAGCCTGGAACACCTGTTAAAGATTTGTATGCCATGTACACATTGGGTTGGTATTATAATGAGAATGGTGTTTTTGATTATTCAAGAAATCCAAAAGATTTTAGACAAATATCTTTACAACAAACAGCTTCGGATATTTTAGGATTGGAATTTAAACATGTTAAAGCTAAATTAAATCTACCGCAAGTTCAAAAGAAAAAGAAAGTTGGGTTTGGAATACATTCCACTGCACAAGCAAAATATTGGAATAATCCAACGGGGTGGCAACAAGTGACCGATTACTTATTGGAACATGGATATGAACCCGTAATATTATCAAAGGAAGGGGATGGTTACATGGGTAATAATCACCCAATAGGAGCAACAAAATTTCCAGCAGGATCTATAACAGATCTTATTAAAGAAATGCTAACCTGTGAGTTTTTCATCGGAATAGGTTCAGGATTAACTTGGTTGGCATGGACATTAGATTTGCCAATAGTATTAATATCAGGATTTAGTAATCCAATATCAGAATTTATTGACGATTCGGTTGACCGTGTATTTAATGATAGTGTTTGTAATAGTTGTTTTAACAGACACAGATTAGATGCGGGTGATTGGAATTGGTGTCCTGACCACAAAGGAACTGAAAAACAATTTGAATGTACCAAATCTATCACATTTGATATGGTTAAACCCATATTAGAAAAAAAAGTTGTTAGTTGATTGACATAATATTTTTTTAAATGATATTTATTTCTGAGATATACTCTGCAAGTACTGTAGCTTAACAAAACATTTCTAAATTTCAATAAATGTTCCATTACAATACATTTTTTGATATAGTGAGAGAAAAAAATTGGCAGATCCAAAAATAACCAGAAATTTATCTGAATTATCAGTATCCGAATCATTTTATAGATTACTACAAACAGATCCAGTAGACGACAGAACACTGTTAGATGGTACTGGATCTATTGTAGAAAATCTAACCGTATCGGGAACAATTGAGTCTTATGGGGTAATAATAGACGAACAATTGGTAATACCGAAATATACAACAGATCCCACCCCCGTTTTAGGCGGAATATACTACAACACAACAGACAATTATATCTATAAATCCGATGGAACAATTTGGACACAGATGGGTACTGGAACATCTGGTGACACAGGAACCAGCGGTACATCAGGAACATCAGCTACAAATGGCACATCAGGGTCTTCAGGCACATCTGGATCTTCTGGAACAAGAGGCACATCGGGAACATCAGGCACATCAGGATCTTCTGGAACAAGAGGCACATCTGGATCTTCAGGCACATCAGGATCTTCTGGAACAAGGGGCACATCGGGATCTTCAGGGATAAACGGAACATCGGGATCTTCAGGCACATCGGGATCTTCAGGAACAAGAGGCACATCTGGATCTTCAGGGATAAACGGAACATCAGGACTTGATGGGGTTGATGGTACTTCAGGAATTGACGGAGTAGATGGTACTTCAGGAACAGACGGCATTTCAGGAACAGATGGCACTTCAGGAACAGACGGCATTTCAGGTACAGACGGAACTTCAGGAGTTGACGGAGTAGATGGAACTTCAGGACTTGATGGGATTGATGGAACTTCAGGAACAGACGGGGTTGATGGTACATCAGGAACAGACGGCATTTCAGGTACAGACGGAACTTCAGGAATTGACGGAATAGACGGTACTTCAGGAACAGACGGCATTTCAGGTACAGACGGAACTTCAGGAGTTGACGGAGTAGATGGAACTTCAGGAACAGACGGCATTTCAGGTACAGACGGAACTTCAGGAGTTGACGGAGTAGACGGTACATCAGGAACAGACGGCATTTCAGGTACAGACGGAACTTCAGGA